AAGAACTGGGTGTAGCCAGTGTTGGCATAGGGACTTGTGGGACCGTAGTTGGCCATTACCAGAAACCTCCTTTGAGCAAGTTGCCATTGGCAAAGTTTTTCAAGCTGAACTGTTTGCTGACAGCACTGCGACTCTGCACCGGGAACAGACTCAGCTGTATGTCGATCTTGCTGGGCACATAGGTGGGATTGTTCAGCAGGGCCTGTAGTGGTGCAGGTCTTTCATTTTCGGCACCACGTGGCAGGAAGGCCGTGGCCAGTCTGGTCACAGTGGGTGCCACAGCATTGAGTGTAGTGCTGTACAGATTCTGCAAGGGTTGCAGGTTCAAGCCCAGGTTGTTGGGCGAGCCCGAACTGATGTAGTCCACGTCGGCCGGCAGGCTGTAGTTGAACTGGCTGACCAGGCAGGGATGATTGTTGAACTGATAGTCGCCCAGACCACTGAGATAAACCAAGGGCGGTGGGCTTCCGCGCTGTGCATCATTGCCATAGAACATCTTGGTCACACTGCGAAAGAAATGTATTACTGCCAGCACATAGGCCGCATCAGCGGTGCTCTGTGCCGTGAATGTAGCGTTGAGTTGTACAGTATCGGTGTAGCTGTTCTGATAAAAATAGCCACGATAGTTGCTGTGCGTGAGGTTGTACTCGGAATAGTTGGCCTTGTAGGCCGTGGTTATGCTGGGCGTGTAGGGGAATACCACCCCGTTGGTGGTTTTGAGTGGTTGCAACAGGCCGGCATCAGGTGCTGCATATAGATAGTTGGCACCAGGTGCCAGACGTAACACCACACGCCAGTCGGTGTTGACCGGAAACTGGGACAGGGCGCTGTTGCGTTGTTGATTTTGGGCCTGTTTGACGCCCACTTGCACTCGATTCTGTGAGTTCAACGGCAACCCAGTTTCGTCATCTATCTCGGCTGCGCGATACAAGGAGCCGTTTTTGAACGTGTTGCCCAGGCTGTCGGTGGTGAACTGATCTCCAGCTTCTTCGGGTTCGTCACCGTAGCCCACTGCCGAGGCTGGTGTCACTGGCTCCGCTTCGGTTCGTACATCCGATGTTGGCACTGCTACCACTTCGGCAGCACTGAGTCCAGCAAACGGATCTATGTCGGGATTGATTGGATCGTTTTCGTTAATATCTGCCATGTGTGTTCTCTTGTACAATATTTAGCGGAAAAATAAACCACCTATATTATGATTCAGGTTGACATGTTGACTTTTTGTGCTACAATAAATACCTACCCAGGAGGATTTCAGTGTCAACCACGCCCACAAGGACCCCAGCAAAAACGAATTATTTAAATAATCGTGACATCTTAAAACAGATACATCTCAGCAAAAATACCTATTGTACCTACCTAGATCCTGTTGCGGATCATCAGTACGACATCATCCTGCCCACTGTCGCAAAGATCAATCAACGCACCGTGGCCGAGGCTCGCAGGAACCGTGCAGATCGCATCAAGCGCGAAACCGGAACTGTCATAGATCCCAAAAAGATCCCCAACACCGACCTGGTGTTCCGCATCACCTCGTGGGAACACATACCCTGGGCTCCAAAAAAAGTCTCCAAGGCCGAAGCCAAAAAACGCCAGATCCAGGACATCTTGGAACTAGAAGTCAACGACGAAGATGATCCCTTGGCCGAACTCCTGGAAGAGCCTGTGCTGGATCCCAAACACGTGCGGCTGAACTTTCCGCCGTTTTATCACTATCGCTTGGCAGACGACAAACAACCGTATCTGGTGGGCAAAAGCCACTGGCGCGGAGACCTGACGCACGGCGAGTTCTGCCGAGATCATGGCGCCATGACTCGCACCTTGGCCACCATGTTTATCAAGCTGTGTGAACGCTATGCAACACGTAGTAACTGGCGAGGTTATACCTACAATGAAGAAATGCGAGGTCAGGCCCTGCTACAACTCAGCCAGATCGGCCTACAGTTCGACGAATCAAAAAGCCAGAACCCCTTTGCATATTACACTGCGGCCATTACCAACAGCTTTACCAGGATCTTGAATCTTGAAAAGAAAAGCCAGAACATACGAGACGATGTGCTGGAGATGAATGGACTCAATCCTTCGTGGACACGACAGAATGCCGGCAAGAAGAATCCCAACTCTGGGTTTGGTGTCACAAACATTGACATCGCTGAGTACAACAACGAAACATGAAAATCTCTTGTGAGATCTTACGAAAACAACTTGAGTCTCGATTTGACTTGGTTTGTTTTGTTGATTTTGCTGATGTGTGTTCCACTCATTCTGCTATTTTCTCATTATTAAAAACAGTTCATCAACAAGAATATCTACCTAACCAACGGTTGATATTCTATAGTTCGCAAAAACCCAGTCAAGGTCTTGTTAACCATCTGCAACTTGCTGCTAGCCGGATTGACGTCAGTAATTTTTTTATTCTAATTTGTTGTCCAGATAACATTGCCAAAGAACTAGACATTGCCAAGAACTTACATACCCACGACAATGTAGCTATATCATGGATGCAGACAGAATTAGTTGATACCAAGCCATTGTCGGACTTTGGATTTGTTCCAAGAACCTCATTTTGCCCGTTGCTGTTTGGATCACTTTTGGTAGATACACCCGGCACAGTATCACCATGTTGCAAGTTCCAAGGAGTGGTAGGGAATCTAAACAACAATTCATTAAATGAGATATTTCATAACGAGGCCATGACGGACCTGAGAACTCAAATAAAAAACGAAGTTCAACCAAAAGAATGCCGTGTTTGTTGGGACCTAGAAAAAAAAGGTGTGACTAGCTTTAGACAACATGCCATACACAAATATCAAGACCAAAATGATCACGAGTGGATCGACGATTTAAAAATTCGAGATGTATCAATATCTCCATCAACATTGTGTAATTTCAAATGCCGTATTTGTCATCCTGCCACAAGTTCACAGATTGCTGTGGAGGAATTAAAACACACAACCGATCCAGACAAAATCTCTCATCTAAAGAGCTTGCTTAAATTGTCAAATTGGAATAGCAATTATTTTGAAAAACCATTAGAGGAACTTAATTACGATTTTGAGCACTTGCATTTTCTGGGTGGAGAACCTTTTATATTACCAGAACTTGTTAGCATATTAGAAAAAATAATCAAATCTGGGAATTCCAAAAAAATGCAATTAGAATTTCATACCAATGGATCACACTTTTCCAATGCAATTATTAAATTGTTCAATCAATTTAAAAAAGTAGAAGTGTTGTTGAGTATTGATAATATTGGATCGAGATTTGAAATTGAACGCGGTGGAGCTTGGTCTACGATCAAAGAAAATATCAGTCAATTTGCTAAAATAAATTCAGAATTTATTTCAGTCAAGTTAGCAATTACAGTAAACATACAAAATTTATTATATCTTGACGAAATGGTCGATTTTGCTGGCCAAGAAAATGTCGGTATTGTTTGGTGGTATCTTGAATATCCAAGTTACTTGTGTATCGATAATGTGACACAATCGGTCAAAGATTTGGTTTATAAGAAATATCATGATCATCATAGTCCTGAGTTACAAAAAATTTCTAATCGTGTACAATTGGCAAAATCAATCAGTGGACAAACATTTGTAAACTACATGAATCAATTTGATCAACGAAGAGGCCAACACTTTTCTCAAACACATTCGGAAATATTCAACGCTATGAGTAATTAGTTTGAATAGTATTGACTTTACTTTAGTTAATTTTGTGTTATAATAACAGCATGAGTCTATTCCGTAAAGTCGCAGTCTGCACCGATATACACTTTGGTCTCAAGAGCAACAGCCTGGTTCACAATCAAGACTGTAGTGATTTCATCGATTGGTTCATAGCTACTGCCAAGGCCAATGGTTGCGAAACTGGCATGTTCCTGGGCGACTGGAGTCATCAGCGTGCCGCTATTAACATGCAGACCTTGCAGTACAGCCTGCGTAGCTTGGAAAAGTTAAGTGCGGCCTTTGATAGATTTTACTTTATTCCGGGCAACCATGACCTGTACTACAGAGACAAACGAGATATCTATTCTACCGAATGGGCTCGACACATACCCAACATACAGATCGTGAACAATTGGTTCCAGGACGGAGACGTCGTGATCGCACCCTGGCTGGTCGGGGATGATCACAAACGTATTCCCAAAATGCAAGGTCAATACATGTTTGGACACTTTGAACTGCCACACTTCAAGATGAACGCCATGGTAGAAATGCCAGACCACGGTGAAATCAAGGTAGAAAACTTTGGTGGTTTTGACCGAGTGTTCTCAGGGCACTTCCATCTTAGACAACAGAAAAAGAACATCAACTACATTGGCAACTGCTTTCCACACAACTATGCCGATGCTGGTGATAGTGATCGTGGCATGATGATCCTTGAGTGGGGATCCGAGCCAGAGTATCATGCATGGCCCGGGCAACCTTTGTATCGTGTGCTTAAACTGAGTCAAGTGATTGATTCGGCACCTACTATACTTGTGCCCAACATGCATGTTCGTGTAGAGCTGGATATTGATATCAGCTACGAGGAAGCTAACTTTATCAAAGACACATTTGTCAAGGATTATAAACTAAGAGAAATGGCCTTAATTCCTGTCAAAAGCACAGCAGTAGATGCCGACATGGCACCTGGTGAGGTCAAGTTTGAAAGTGTGGATCAGATTGTCACAGATCAGCTGACCAACATTGAAAGCGAATTCTACGATCCAAAACTATTGTTAAAGATCTATCAAAATCTATAATGAAAAGAGCAGCCATAACCGGACATACTTCAGGGTTAGGTGCTAGTTTTTATAGTTTACTTGACCAACACGGATACGAAGTTCACGGATTTAGTCGTAGCAATGGATATGATTTGCGTGATTACTCTCAAGTAAGCCGTATTTTAGAACAAGCCAAGGACTTTGATTTGTTTATTAACAATGCGAAACCAGATTATACCCAGACACAAATTGTTTATCGACTGGCACGCGAATGGTCTGGAACTCTTTTGAGTATCGGTAGTTACGCTGTGATTGACCCGCCACTGTGGACAGACACTTTCTTACTAGAATATCTTACACAGAAAACAGCGTTAGTTCACGCACATCAGGTATTAACGCCAATTTCTAAATGTCGATTACTGCTGGTACATCCTCGGCATTTAGACAACGATACTGATCCTTATGTCAAACAGTTGATACAAGAACTAGATCTATGAATTCAAAAGATTATTTTCTACATGATGCACTATGCACACTTCCGTGGATAGGTGTCTTTGTTAATCCCGACGGCACTATTAAAAACTGCGCTATTTCTACTGCAACCCTAGGTAACATTCACAAGACCCCAATTGAAGAAATTTTAACTGGGCCAACAAATATGGCCATCAAAACTGACATGCTGAATCATGTTCGCCATGAACGATGTAACGCTTGTTATAAAGTTGAAAATCTCAGTAACAACCAAGTTCAAACTCACAGTGGAAGCAATCGTAGTTGGTACAAAAAATACGGTATAAAAAATCTTGACTTGTATGATAGTCCTGATAATTTTAAATTAAAAATTTTAGATTTAAGGTGGCGTAACACCTGCAACTTAGCATGTGTATATTGCGGGCCAGATCTAAGTAGCAAATGGGCAGACGAGTTAAACAATACCGATTATACAATTAACGAAAATATTTTAGAAAAAAATAAAAAATACATTTTTGATCAAATTGACACTATTGATCACGTATATCTAGCTGGTGGCGAACCGTTATTAATCAAGGAGAACTTAGAATTGCTTAATTTACTAGCTGACCGCAATCCTAATGTTGAGATTAGAATCAACACTAACCTGTCCGTGGTGGACAACAAAATATTTAAAAAGCTACTAACATTTAAAAATGTCAAGTGGACTGTTAGTGTCGATGCCGCCGACAAAGAATACAACTACATTCGTTATCCTGGAAATTGGGATCGCTTTTATAGTAATCTAATAGATTTAAAAAATAAAGAGTTTAACATTAACTTCAATATGGTTTGGTGTGTTTTAAATAATGAATCAATATTTAAATGCATAGAAGATTTTCAAACAGCAGGCTTTCACGAGAACACATTTATTATACAATGTTTAGATGGGCCGCTACCGCTTAACGTTCGAAACTTGCCGGCTGGCCAATTAGAAAATATAAAATCTACAATAAAGAACAAATTGATCACAACAAATCCAAAGTATTGGCTACACAAATCTTTGGAAATCATGTATAATTATATCAACGACCCATTACCGTCTGGTGGACTTGAACAAACCTTTAGTTTTCTAAAAACGCTGGATGATCGCCGCAATATCGATAGCAGGGCCGTATTTCCTAAATTGTATAACTTATGATCCATATAAAAAATCTAACTGTTAAAAACTTTATGAGTGTGGGAAATAGCACCCAGGCCATTGACTTTGACCGTAAAGATCTTACATTAGTATTGGGTGAAAATTTGGATCTGGGCGGTGATGGATCAAGGAACGGCACAGGTAAAACCACAATTATCAATGCTCTCAGCTATAGTTTATATGGGCAAGCACTCAGCAACATCCGCAAGGACAATCTTGTAAACAAGACCAACAACAAGAACATGCTGGTCAGCCTGGATTTCAGTGTGGGCGGCAAAGATTACCGGATCGAACGAGGACGTAAACCCAACTTGTTGAGATTCTTTGTAAACAATCAAGAGCAAGTGATCACCGACGAAGCACAAGGTGATTCAAGAGAAACACAGGATGCCATTGAACATACCTTGGGTCTCAGTCATGACATGTTCAAACACATCCTGGCACTGAACACCTATACCGAACCGTTCTTGAGTTTGAAGGCCACGGATCAGAGAACCATCATTGAACAACTGCTGGGCATAACCATGCTGAGCGAGCGGGCTGATCGAATCAAAGAACACAACCGACAGACCAAAGAATCTATCACTCAAGAAGAATTCCGCATACGTGCAGTGCAAGAAGCCAACAAACGCATAGAAGAACAGATCGAAGCCCTGCGACGCAGGCAAACATTATGGGTCACTAAACATGAAGAAGAGATTACCAAACTTGAAACCGCGCTCGAAGAGCTCAAGAAGATTGACATTGAAGCCGAGATACAGGCCCACAAGGCGCACCGGATATGGGATCAGAAGCGCAAGGACCTTAACGACTTGGCTGGACAGATCTCCCGCACGAAGCTTGATAAGGACCGCGAGACAAAAAGCATTGAGAAGCTTGGCAAGGAGATTGCGACACTTGAATCTCACACATGTCACACTTGCGGGCAGGCTTTCCACGACCATAAGCACCAACAGGTCCTGGCGGGTAAGCAGGTTGATCTGGAGCGAGCGAGAGAAGCGTGCTCGGAGCATACACAACTCTTATCAGAACTTGAGACTGCCCACACGGCCCTGGGCACGTTAGGCAAGCCGCCTACCATGTTCTACGACAGAGAAGAAGACGCTATCGATCATAGGTCTAGCATGGCCACACTAGAAAAGCAACTGACCGACAAGACTGCAGAAACAGATCCCTACAGTGAGCAAATAGAGGACATGCAAAGGCAGGCTCTGCAGGTTGTCACGTATGATACTCTCAACGAACTCACTAGGCTACAAGAACATCAGGATTTCTTGCTCAAGTTGCTGACCAGCAAGGACAGTTTCATACGCAAGAAGATTATCGAACAGAATCTAAGTTATTTGAATGCCCGACTTACACACTACCTGGATCGCATCGGCTTGCCACATACCGTGGTATTCCAGAATGATCTCACAGTTTCGATTGAAGAACTGGGCCGTGAACTGGACTTTGACAACCTGAGTCGTGGCGAACGCAACAGATTGATACTTTCGATGAGCTGGGCCTTCCGTGATGTGTTTGAAAGTCTGTACCAGCCGATCAATGTGCTGTTCATAGACGAAATGATCGACTCGGGACTGGATACACAGGGTGTGGAAAATGCCTTGGCCTTGCTCAAACACATGAGTCGTGAACGCCACAAAAGCATATGGTTGGTCAGCCACAGAGATGAGCTGAGTGGACGTGTGGAAAATATTTTAAAGGTTGTCAAAGAAGGCGGCTTTACCAGTTACAACACGGATGTGGAAATTGCGTAGAATTCAAGTTCTCCATATTGAACCCACTGACGTTTGCCAGGCCGCATGTCCCATGTGTGCTAGAGAGACCGACTCAACCTTTAATAAAAGTTCAAAACATCATCTCAGAGTGGAGCATATACAACAACATTTTTCAGATAGAATAATTGCCAACCTGGACAAAATGTTCATGTGCGGCAACTACGGCGATCCGGCTGCCGGGTATTATACCATGGATATCTACAATTATTTTAGAAAAGTTAATCCTGAAATTACACTAGGCATGAATACCAATGGTGCTGTACAAAGCACGTTCTTTTGGCATGCACTAGGACGTTTGTTCAATCAGGCTGCTGACTATTGTGTCTTTAGTATTGACGGCCTTGAAGATACCAATCATGTGTACCGTAAAAATGTAAACTGGGAAAAGTTGATGAGCAATGTTCAAGCCTACATCGCCGCAGGTGGATCAGCTCATTGGGACATGTTGGTGTACAAACACAATCAACATCAGGTCGAAGCCTGCGAACAGTTGGCACGTGATATGGGATTCAAATGGTTTCGTGCCAAGATTTCAAAGCGTAATTATATTAAAGGCATAGAAGCCCCCATGGGTTGGCAACTGCCGGATGGCCGGGCCGGTCGCATTGATTGCCATGCCTTGGCAGAAAAAAGCATGTATATTGACGCACAAGGACGATTGAGTCCGTGTTGTTGGCAAGGCAGTAGACAACAAGATTTTGTCAAGGATGATCTAAAAACTCTGAAACTGACCTGGAAAAAGCAACCCAATACTGTGTGTGCTTCGGCCTGTGCCACCAAAAACAATGTCACGGTGTTTGATAGTCAATGGCAACTAGAGGTAAAATTATGTTAGCTGGTACTCATCTATGATAACTAATAGTCCATGTCATGGCTATTCGAAAGCAAAACTATTGAAGTATTACCCGAAGACTGTGTGGGTTTTGTTTATGTAATCACAAATAACGTAACCGGCAGGAAATACATTGGGAAAAAACTAGCAAAATTTAGTAGAACCACATACAAAACAGTAAAACTCAAGAACGGCAACAAAAAGAAAAAGAAAATACGTGGCAAAATCGAATCAGACTGGCAGACATACTACGGCAGCAACGAACAACTCAACAAAGACATCGCAGAGCTAGGCTCAGACAACTTCACAAGAGAAATATTATTTTATTGCACATCAAAGGCTGCTTGTAGTTACATAGAAGCCAGAGAACAATTCAATCATAGAGTATTAGAGTCAGACGACTACTATAACGGACAGATAGTTTGCCGTATACACGGTAGTCACATAAAAAACAAAATTTAAACTAGACAGGCAACAACACGACTCTGCGGTAGGATGACCTACCCCCATTGAGGAACGGTGAGATACCCGGTCCAGATTCTTGGGTGTCAAAGGCAAATTGCTAACTTAAGGCAACAAATGGTTTGAGCTCTGTGAAAAAGACACAACTCATGCTCATAGGACTTGGTTCATCTCGGGTCACTAGGGTTCCGTTGATATGTGAAGCTTGAGTAGGGGGT